TTACCATTACTGTAATGCTCACAGATAACTCCAGTTGATAATCTAACAACCTTGTAAGGTTTTAGGTTCTTGCTCTCTTTTACTTGTTTGATAATTCTTTTAATTGTTTTCATTTGTATTTTTTTTTACATTTACAATTTCTACTTCTCCTATCTCTATACCAATCATTGTATTTATCCTATCTTGAATTGAATCTTGCATTTGGTATTTAGGTAGATAGAATTTTGTACTCAATAATTCATTGTCGATTAAATACTCTACTATTTGTACGGATACATCTCTTGTATCATTATAAGTAATTGTTTTCATTTGTCTTTATTTTTTAGTTAATATCCTAATTCTAATGCAGCTAATATAATAAGAGAGTGTGAGTGTCTGGTAGATGGGTTCGTGGCAATAAGTTTTTAATAGCTGCCTAACAGCATGGCTCCTACTAATCCCAAGGGACGTCCGGTAGCATTCGTTTCGCATCCACAATCATTAATGTTAAACCGTTTGTGTCTGTTTACTCTCTTATCAATATGTTAATGAACTTTGTCTTTTGTTTAGTTTACGAACATTTGCAAAGTTTCTCTTTTTGCTCAAGCTATTTAAAATATATCTGTTTTAAATAATTATTCTGTACTCGATTTTTCTGTTCGCTTATTTATATTTAGCTAATATACAAAACATTTTTAGTTATAAACTATCTTTTAACAAATTTTAACATTTCTTTAACATTTTAATAAAAAAAAAGAGAATCTATCTTGATTCCCTTATTCTTTCTATTTCTCTTTCTAAATAGTCTTTTGCTTTTAAAAGATCTTGTAGTTCATCTTTCTTTTTACCAGCTCTACATATATACTTTAATATATTACCTCTGCTAAAGTTTAAATTAAAATCATTGATTACATCTATTACATCATAGTCTTTACCGTTGTCATAATGTGTTTGTGTGCTTCTTATCATAATTATATATTTTAGTGTATAAATCCCAAATAGCTTGGTAAGCTTCTTGCATGTTAAATTCTTTTCCTTCCATGTAGTATTTACCAAAACTACCTCTTGTGTACCAAACCTTATATTTGTTACCAAATAACTTTGGATATATTATAAATCCTTTTTTAAAACAATACGCTTGTGCTTCATAGTTACAATTCTTTATTATTATTGTTTTCTTTACTTTCCCCATTTATTTCATTGTACAAACTTATTAACTCTAATGCTTTTTGAACTCCTTTCGCTTCACAGCTTCTTTTAGCTTCGAGTAACTGTAACCAATATTCGTATATATCATTTTGATCTCTACTTCTAAAATAGCTATCAACACAGCTTTTATATGCTACTATCTCTAATTGTTTACATTGCTCTTTATTATTCATAACTATATATTTAAGTCATAAAAGTCTTTGTTTTCTAAATACTTATAGTAATTCTCTGTAGCTAAATCAAGTTTATCATACCCAGATTGTATAAAGTCACTACTAAAAGAAACAAACTCTACTTCTTTTGTTCTTTTATCTACTACAATATACTTAAACTCAAAACAAGAAAACAACTCTAAATAAAGTGCACATTGTAAATCGTAATTGTAAATCAAAGAAGATCTTTCAAAGTTTGATATATCACTTGTAGTCTTTAAATCAACAACAATACCTGGTAATAATATATCAGCTTTACCTCTAAAAGGTAAACCGTTGTAGTAACCTATATCAGGTATTTCAAAATCAGCAAATCTCACTAACGCTCTAAAATCATCTCTTTCAAGAACAGCATCAGCTACTAATTGACATCTATTTAATTCTGATCTAGTATAAACGGATTGAGCTGGTTTTTCTTCGACTGCTAGCTTATAAAGTTTACTTCCTTTAGTACTATCAATTATAGTTAACTCATCAACTCTATGAGGTTCTAATGCTAATAGATGTATCAAACGACCATCTCTAAAAGGCTGAGGTTCCTTGTCTTTACTTTCTTTATTTAAAGCTTTTACATAAGCTTCAGGACCTTCTAATAAACTTTTGCACATAGAACTACTTAATGCGTTCTTACCAAGATAACCATAGTAAAATGAATCATCCATCATTTTATCTAGAATATCTTTTTTATTAAAAGTATCTCCGTTTAGTAGTTTGATTTCCATTAGTTGTTTTTTACAAAAGTACCGTTAACCATTTTACCCTGTCTTTTAGATATTACATCATAAGCAGTTTGTATACAATCCTCTATCTTTAAACCTTCTAGATGAGCTAAGTTAGTTAATACTACTGCAATATCACCAATAGCATCTATAATTTCAGGTCTATCATTTTTTAATAAAGCTTTTGCTAATTCACCAGCTTCTTCTTGTAACTTAATATATTGTGTTTTAGAATCACCTTTGTCAAATATACCTCTTTCTTTAGCCCATTCTCTAATGTTATCAAAGTTGTTTTGATTTTTTATATTTTCATTCTCTATTACAAACTCGTAAGCGTTTACTAAAGACTGGTTGTATATAAACATCTCATTGTTAAATTGAGACTTCTTTAAGTTCTTTAACATCCATTCAGCAAGTTCTTCATTTATAATAATATCAGTTCCGTTTACATCATATATAACACTTAGATCTAATAAGAAATCTTTTGTAATATCTTGCTTTAGTACTTTAAAAGTAATAGTGTGGTTTGTTTTTTTAATCATCTTTTTTGTTTTTTTGTTTTTATTATTATTAATCAATTCTTCGTATGTATTAGTGTCTACTCTATAACCAAGTTTTTCTTGATAATATCTTTCAGCTTTAGAAGCTTTTTTTATATCTTCATTTTCAAATAGTATTAAGTAATCTTTGTAGCCTTGCTCTTGTTCTACTCTCCTTTTTAGATCTTTAGTGCAACCTACTTTTTTACCTTTGATATAATATACGTAATACATAATTTTTTAGTTTAAAGCTAATATACGAATAATTTATTTAACATTTATTTTATCATTATACAAGTGTAAGTTATGTGCATGATGATAATATGATCCAACCTCTATAGATAGCCTTTCTGCCACGTGTTGTTGTAACATTGAAAAACAATACTGATCAATACAGAAACCGTACCAAAGATCATTAGAACGCATGTATACAGACATATTAAGTTTATTATCTAGTATAGTAAACTGAACAGCGTATGTACACGGTGTGTCTCTATTATAATCATTTATCTCTTTGCCGTCGTATATAGATATTGCAGCTCTTCTAGTACTTGGGTTTTCTCTTAATATAGCTACAACTTGATCTAATTGGTTATTGCGTTCCCATTGGTAGCCATAGTTAGAATTAACGTCTCCGTTACTATTAGCCATACGTTTCCATATAGGTGGTATTTTACCGTATATTTCACCAAGCTTGTTTATACTACGATTACCAGATAAATACCAAGACCATTCAGCTTTAGCATATTCAATATTGAACTTACGTTCGTTGTTTGTTATAATATTATCCTTAGGATTATCTAATGTAAAACCTACATTAAATAAAGCTTTAGTGTTATCGAACTCTAAGCCTTCTGATATTATTAAATCGTGAAAATATTCGTAAGCGTCATTTGCATTTTTAAAATTCATCTTTTTATTGTTTTAACAAATATAATATTTTTTTTTAATTATCAATCAAAATCTCTTAAATCATTCCAATCTCTATAAGAATCTATAAGTGATTTATCTATAGTTGGCATATTAGCATTACCTGCTACACTAAAAAACCAATCACCTTCTTGTCCATATTTAACCATGTAATCCCATCCTTTAGAATCATAAGAACTTTCACAATTAAATTTATCAGGTATTAAATCCGACTTACTATTAAAAGGTTTATGATAAGAGTAAAAATCAGCTCTACCTAATTCACCTTGCTGTATATTTCTAGCTACAGCTACAGCTTTAAATTTAGTATATGGCAAAGCTATTTGCATTGTTCTACTTAATACGCCTGTTGATATAACACTCCACATTGTTTGTGGTTTATCTTTATCTTTAAAGTAATCATAAATACATCTAACACCACCAGCTATAACTAAAGGGTGATTTAATCCAAGAGGTACATAGTAAGCACCTATTTTCTTAGCATATTTTTTACCTATACCACTTGCATTTGGCATAGCTGCTATCCTAGCAAACAAAGGTTTAGCACCTAACTCTATACATAATGCTTGGTGATCACTTACTTCTTTTGAAGCTGGCATAATTAATATTAGTTCTAAATCATATTTTTTACATAACCAAGACAAAGATATACCTGCAAAACCACGACGAGGCTGAACATAAACTATTTTTTTTACACCTTGCTTTACTAAACTCTGTATAAAAAACTCTCCACTTCTGGCTTTATAACCAACCTCACAAGATTCTGATTCATCTATTACATTAAATCCATCTATATTTTTTATACTAAAATCACCAAAAGAAGATTTAAAATCTTTCGTTAGATCTAAATAATAATCTAAATCCATAAATCCTTTTAGATCACTATTTTCTACAGTAGTTTGCTTATTTAAGAATACGTCTTTCATATTATATTGTTTTTATATATTATACCATTGTTCATTTCTATATGCTCTTTAGATTGAAAGTTTTCTATGTATCTTATAAAATCACAAGCTACGTCTTCCATATCATAAGGCATAGAATTAAAACCAGTCATTTCACATAAAGTCCTTAGAGCTTTATCATGTTTAACACCTGGCATTATCATCTTTAAACATTTTTTAGCATTACTTCCAACATATACATCTGATTTTCTACAGACTAAATAAGGGAAATATTCAGCCATATCCATAGCAAAAGCAGTAAGTACGAAATTTTGTCTTTTAAAATTATTTGATACTAACCATTTGTTACCAAAGTCTACAACTTCTTTTATACGTTTTATATTACCTTTTGAAATAAAATTTATTAATTCATCTAATAATATACTTGAATCTTTTTTAATATAATTATTTAAACCACCTTTTATCATAGGTAATAAATAACCTTTAACATCACAAAAACCTTTTTCAGGTATAGCTTCTAACCATTCTTCAAATGTTACAATACCTTCTTTTAATTGATCAACTACCCAAAAATTACCAAAACCGTGAGAACCAAAAGGAGGTTGATTATCTAACTTTGGCTTGTAATTAATTCCAGATCCGCATAACCTAAATAAGTAACATAATTTAATAAAGTTAGTTTCATCTAATAATAAAGATGAATTAAAGTATTTACCATTACCTTTAGGATCATATTCTCTTAAACTTAGTGCTTCTAACAAACTACTAAAAGCTGCATACCTTCTATTAACTACATCGTATATTGGTATATTCCAAACTAAATCATCATTAACATCTTGAGCTGTCCAATGTTTACCTTGAAACTTAAGCTCTTGCATCATTTTTGCTTTACCGTAATAATCTATAAATTGATCTAACATAATTAATTGTTTATAAATTTACTTGCATGCATGTAAGACGATGGCCTAATATGTACAGATTGCCTTGATTCCATATCGTCAAAAGATAAACCATCATAATCTAAATTATTCCATCTAGCAACTTTTAAATCTAATGATTTAGCTGTTTGTTCTATTAGATTATTAAAATGCTTTACGTACTCTAATCTTTTTGCTTGTGATCCAAAAAAGTTTTCACCTAAGTACTTACCTGTACCAGGTATTTTACGGCTTTCATCTTC